TAGGCCAGTTTATGCGTGAATGGAGCAACATTTATGAAAGTCACTCAGGTGAGCGAGGCATTTTTAACCGGTATGCTTCGGAAGATCAAGCGTCTAAGAATGGTCGCCGTGTACTCGATAAAGAATGGGGTACTAACCCTTGCTCTGAAATCATTCTCCGCCCTTATCAGTTTTGCAACCTCAGCTCAGTTATTGTTCGTTCGGGGGATACACTGGAGTCTCTTAAAGAAAAAGTCACTCTTGCGACAATCTTGGGAACCTTCCAATCGACAATGACTAACTTTCCGTACCTCCGTAAGGTATGGCAGACTAACACTGAGGAAGAGCGTTTGTTGGGTGTCTCGATGACAGGTATCTTGGACAATCAGTTGCTCAATGACGCCTACGATAAGGACTTACCTGCACGCCTAGAGGAGCTGAAGAATGTTGCTGTGGACACTAATAAGCATCTTGCTGCTGAGCTTGGTATCAATGCTTCTGCTGCGATCACCTGCGTCAAGCCGGAGGGGACGGTTAGCCAGCTTACTGGTACTGCTAGTGGCATCCATCCTCAACACAGTGCTTACTTTATTCGTCGCGTACGCTCTGATGCCAAAGATCCTATCACTGCTTTCTTGAAGGATGCTGGTTTCCCTTCAGAGCCTTGTGTCATGAAGCCTGACTCAACAACTATCTTTAGCTTCCCAATGAAGACACCAAAGGGTGCTAGACTGCGTGAGGACTTGACAGCTATTGAGCACTTGGACTTGTGGTTGGTATTCCAGCGCCACTGGTGTGAGCATAAGCCTTCAGTGACTATCTCTGTCAATGAGAATGAGTGGCCTAAGGTAGGGGCGTGGACATGGGAGAACTTTGATGAGATTACTGGAGTTTCGTATCTGCCGATGGATGGTGGAACTTACCGACAAGCCCCATATGAGTCTATTGACGAGGCAACGTATAATGCTCTTCTTGTGGAGATGCCTAATTCGATCGATTGGGAACAAATGAAGGAGAAGACTGACAATGTGGAAGGCGCTCAGACCTTGGCTTGTACAGCTGGCGCTTGTGAAATTTAACTGGAGTTATGTGTTGCGGGTGATCGAGATGGTCACTTGCTTCCATATTATTGCTAACACTTGGAGACATTGGACATGATGATAGACTTTGATTGGTCAGGCGGTTTCGTACTAGGTATTATCCACACGGATGAAGCCATAGTGGAGACAGAAGAGGAGCAGTTTCAATTCTGCACAGCAGTTGTTATCCACCTAGGGTTCTTTAACGTAGCTATCTTATTTAATCCATCTTAGAAGTAGAAAAGCCCTCTAATGTACCTTAATAGGTCACTAGAGGGCTTTATAGTTTGTATGTTAGCTGTTAGACTAGCTCGTAGTGTGGGCCATCAAAGAAGGACTTAAAGTCTCCACCCCAGCGCATGGGGGTCTTAAGCTCTTTAGCCGCTTGTTTCATGTAGGTAGATAGGTCAATGTAGGCTTGTTTGTCCCAAGTCACAACACCATCCTTTAACACCCAGAGGTCAACAGCCCACCCTGTGAGGTGCTTAGAGTTCAAGGTCTGGCTCTTGCCTTCATCGAATAGCTTTTGCTGCCTCTCAGCTGTTCTCAAGCCTTCACCAACAGTGAAGTCTACTGGGGTCAGCTCAATGGCTCTCTTAACCACTGCAACCAGCCTAGGGTCTACACCTTTGAGCCTGTCTAGGGACTTCTGAGATAGCTTGAATTCGCTCATCTTGCAACGCCTTGAGTCTTCTCGAATGTACGTAGACCACCCAATCCAAGCATACCTAAGAGCAGCTGCCAAAGATTGTCATCAAGGCCGGGGAAGGCTAGTTCAGGGTAGAAGGCAGTGAAGAAGGGGCGCATGAGATACTGGTAGGCCATAGCAAAAGCACAGATCCATCCTAGGGCAGGACGCCACCCAGCTACAAACACACTGGAGGAACCAGCTTCAATCTTATTGATGTCTGTCTGAGCTGTCATCGAGGCAAGCTCACCACTTTGCTGTAGCTTCAACAGCTCAAGTCTAGCATTATTAGCCTGTGCAGGGTCAGGGATCAGCTTATCTATCAGCTTAGAACCAATACCCAGTATTACTTCAAGACCTAACATATTCATTCCTTAGTCTGGTTGAGCCATGCCAGTCATCTCAATACGTGTCCTGTTATCTTCACCAGCAGCCTGTGCTGGCCCAGAGACAGCTGTAGACTGTATCAAGATGCGTTGTGATTCTGGGCTAAGTTTTTTATTCATAGCTTCAACAAGCTTACGTTGATTTGTAATTGGCCCTGCTTGCATGAAAGCTGCCAAAGCTTTAGGATCCATAGCCAGAGTAATGAAGCTCTTCTCAAACTCTTCTTTGTTGCCTCGTGACAAGTATTGCATTGTTTCCTTAGCGATAGTGTAATATCTGTTAAGAAAGTTAGCGTCAGTCAAAGCAGCTTTAGGAGCGTACTCAGGAGCATTAACGCTACGAGCCTGTGTCTTACCCTTCTCAAGGCGAGTCAAGTCAGCCAATACACGATTGACAGCCCCTGTTTCCTCTTTAGTTAGGACTTGGGATACCTCATCAAACCTAGATTGACCTGTAGCCCGTTTAATTAGACTTCCAGCTTCCTGTACAGCTTGAGCAAACGAAGCAGCACGCTCCTTATTATTCAGAGGAGTGCCTAGCTTCTTCTCTAACTCAGCGCCGATCTCCATGCGGTTAAGCTTCTGGCTGTATTTAGCGTAGTTAGACAAGTAGTCGTTCCACAAGGTGCTGCCTGAAGCTTTGTTGATAGATTCGTCAAGGTACTTCTTGAGTGTCTTTTCTACGTTAGCAGCCTGTGCTGTAAAACTGGCGTTAGTGCCTTGCTTAGTCACCAAGTTAGCTTTGATGTCATCAGCAATCTCTTTACGGATGTTGTACAGGTCAATACTGTTGATAATTCCATTCTCATCTGTGAATTTCTCTAGCTTGCCCTTCATGCTTTGGAGAGATGAAGTCAACAGCTCGTTGGAGCGCTCACCTACTTTACTCAGACTATTGTTAATCTTATCTATAAGTGGGGCCGTGCCTAGAGGATAGAAACCCTCATCCGCTACGCTTTGCAATTGTAACTTCTTAAAATCAAGCTCTGATTTGCGTTGTGCTGCTGCACTGCTGAACTCTTTAACAGCCCCTACGTACTCTTTTGCACGCTCGTAGTTAGGGCTGTAGCGTCCGGGGAACCTAGGCTGTCCCGGCACTGGTGTCCATGTGTTAGCCCTTACAGTTGCTTGAGCTTCCTCTGTAGCAGCCTTACCTGCACCTTGTAGGTTAGTTATAGTTGCTGCTTCACGAGCTGCGATCTCCTGTTCGAGCCTAGGGACTACCTGACCTGCAACGTTAGCCTGTGACAAGGCATCCTCACGAAGCGGGTTAGTTACAGCAGCCCTCTCCTTAGCCAATGCAGCGCGTTGCTCAGGTGTTCCAGCAATAGAGGCCAACTCAGCCCTACGAGCAGCTTCTTGCTCTGCCTGTCGGGCCAAAACAATAGGCGATGCAGAAGTCTCTTTGCCTATAGCCCTCTGAGCCGCTGCAATACCTGCACCACTTGGGGTATTAGCTAGAGCCTCCATCGCAGTTGGCTTACTACCAGCGACAATAGGCTTAGCGTCTTCCAGAGCTTTAATGATAACTGCTTTGTCTGCCCCTGAAGCCTTCGACAGCCAATCCTGCAAAGCTTGCTTGCGACCTGATTCAGACAGTCCTTTTAAACTGTCTATAAGCTTACCAGCGCCCTTGACACCAAGCTCAGCCAGTGGGCCTAATATACCACCTACTGCTGCCTGAGTGGCTTTATCCGACCAAAAACTATCACTGTACACAGGTTGAGTTGCACCTAATGCAGCCCCTGTTGCCACAGAACGAGCTACTCCCCCAGCAGCTGCCGCTGGGACTACAAAGTTAGCTGGGTTAATTACGTTTCCTGCAAGCCTTCCAAAGTCAAACCCAGTGTCGCCCTTAGCTGCTCGTTGCTGCTCATACGCTGCCTGTTCTTCTCGAACCATCTTATCGACACTCTGAGCCTCTGATCCGAAGAAGCGGCTGACAGGGTTTTCAGCTAGGCCACCCAAAGAAGTAATAGCCTCCAGACCACGAGGTAGAAGCTGAGCTGCTCCACTGATAGGATCTTTCAAGCCCATAGCAAAACTACTTGTGATTGGTGCTTTAGGGGCGTCAGTACGCCGAGGGTCGTTAGCCATTGTGGTACGCCCACCACCCTTCGAGGGCGCTTCAAAATCAGCGGCAGTGGCTACCCCAGCTTTAATGGCCTTTGCCATAATTTCTTGTTTAGAAGTGCCTTCAGGGACATCCTTAATTACGTATCCGTTAGGGAGTTCAATATCCATTACATGTCACCCCACTTCACTGTTTTATTAGGCGTAGCAGGAGGAGTAGTGCCGCCAGAATCACCCTTAAAAGGTGTTCCGTAGTAAGACTCGACACCTTGGGACTTACGGCGAGACTCCAAACGACCTTTTGTCTTTTCTTCTGCTTTTGTGATTGAGCCTTGGAAGCGCTTAAGAGCTGCCAAAGTCGCCTCTGTGTCGTTCTGACCGTAGGAGGCAATCAAAGCTTTAGCAAAGCGCAATACGTCTGCGTCAGTTTGAACACCTTTTTCAGCACTGACCTGCAAGTTAACAGCTGTATCAACAGCGGATTTGAGTTGCTCATAAGCCCTTGCTTCAGGGGTGGACTTACCAGTAGCTAATTGAGCTGCGTACTTTGTGTTCTTAAGTGGGCCTAGTTCCAAAAGTCGCTTACCAGTAGCAGGGTCAACAGTCAAAGCTGCAATAGGATTAGCGAGAGCATCACGCTGAGCAGAAAAAGAATCAATAGCTGCTAAATCCTTGTCCTCTTCTTTCTGGAGAGCTGGTACTAAAGGCTTAGCTGGTTTGTCGCCCTTTAAAGAAGCTACTAACTTAGCTAGATCCTTACGGGATTCAATTCGCATTTCCTCAATTTCTTTCTTAGTAGCTCCGTCCTGCTTAGCCTTTTCAATTGCTGCTTCAGCTTTCACTTTAGCAGCTTCTATAGCAGCCTCATTGCGCTCACGAGCCATCGTCATCTTGTCAGCACGAGCATTTATAGGCTCCTCAACCAGCGCAGTAGTCTTAGCTTCTGTCAACGAGATCTCACGAGCCTTGTCCATAGCCATTGCAGCTTCAGCAGCGAAGCCGTTAGCTTGGAGCTTCATAGCAAGGGCTTTAAGACCTTCAGGGGTGCTTTCTGCTCCTTGAGAGAGGGCTTGCAACTGAGACATACGCTTGATCTGTGGGTCAGTGATATCTACACCCATAGCCTGAGCTAGACCGCCACCCAGTGAAGCCCCTGCCTCGTAGCCCATCTGACCGAGCTGCTGTGTTGTGGAGAGCTTAGCAAATTCCTGAGCACGTTGAGTAATAAGGTCGCGTTGCATCTCTTCAGGCAGTCGAGTACCGCCAAAGAGAGCTTGTAAGTTATCTGTTGCAGCCATTTATATGTGTTCCTTAGAAATTAGCGTAGCCTAGAGGGATCGTACCACTGCCGTAAATATCTTGCATTGTAGTTGAATTTGTGCTGTTAGCGGTGCTTGGGCCTGACCATGAACGCAACAGTTGATTCACAGCATCAGTGCCGCCTTTAATTGCACCCGTGGTAGCTGCATTTGTAGCGTTGACGCCAGATTGTTGTAAAGATCCTGCTCTAGCAGCAGCTTCATTCAAGATCCCAGCAGTACGAGCGCCACTAGTTGCCATCTGAGCGCCAATGCCAGTAGAAGTATCGAGAGCACCTGCGCCCAAAGCCTCAGTGGAAGCTGCTCCAGCCAATGCTGTAGTGAAAGGAGCAAAAGCAGCATTCTGGAGGCCATAACCTTGACTAGCTAAGCCCAAACCACCTGTCATCAAGCCTTGACCGAATGTAGTCTGTGCCATGCCCTGCTGCTGTGCATTAGCAGCCAACTGAGCGTCTTGCTGAGCCATAGCGTTGTAGTAAGCAGCCAACTGAGGGTTAGTACCAGCTAAGCCTTGACCGCCCTGTGTGTACCCTTGTTGAGTAGCGCCTACAGCGAGGCCGCCACGACCTTGTTGGAACTGCTGGTTCTGGAGCTGAGCTAGTTGCTGTTCACGCCCGGGAGCCAAGAGCTGTTGCTGCTGTCCCATGTACTGCTGAGCAGCTGCCTGAGGCGACTGAGCAACGTACTGCTGACCTAGGTTAAACAAGTTGTTAGCACCGCCCATGGCTTGCTGTTGGAGTCCTTGAGCAGCGCCTACGTTAGTTAGGTTCTGACCTGCGTAGCCTAGCAAGCCCTCACGCATACCTGCAATGTCAGGAGCTACTTGGTAGCCAGCACCGATCAAGTTACCATCAGGGCCATACTGGAAGCCTGAAGTACCGAAGCGAGAGGTGACACCTACAGGACGGAACTGAGCATTGTTAGCTGCTTGTTGTCCTAGGGCAAGTTGGGATTGAGCTAGGTTGTTCTGATTTCCAGCTACCTGATTAGCTGCTGCACTCGAACCCGCTAGGCTTAAAGCCCCTGTTAAAAGACCTGTGTAATCTGGATCAGCCATTAGTATGTACCCCCGTCAATCGTTGCTGTAAATGTACCTGAGACAGTTAGGTTCACAGCTGTTGCGCTACCTGTCAGAGTTGAGTTGTTAGTATCTGCCTTGCTTGCGATAGCTGAGGAGATATTGTCGTATTCAGTGTTGATCTCAGTGCCTTTGATAATCTTACTGGGGTTACCGGAGTTAAGAGCATCCTTGGCAGCAAAGTTAGTGCTTTTGGTGTAGTTTGACATTATTGTGTTCTTCCTGATTTTACGTAGACATCTAGCTTCTGGATTGAAATAGACTTATTATTAACAGTAGTCTCAAAACCTAGCTGTAAGGTTCGACCTGCGCCGCCCACGTTGATAATCCTGTTGTCGAAGGCTGAGCCACCGTACTCACCGATGTTATATTCAGCTATGTTGTACTCAGCTGCTGAGGCGTTGGCTAGGTTAAAGTTACGACTGTTCAAGATGTCACTGAAGTCAAAGCCAAAGCGCATAATGACAGGGTATCCACCGCCGCCAATGACAGTTACTCCAACCTTCTTCAATATCTTCAATGTAGTTGGGCTACCGAAGTCAAAGTAGTTAGTGTAATACTTTAAGACATAAGTACTAGCATTGTCTAAGTAACCGCCGTAGATGCCTACGTAGCCTGTCTTACCGAACAATACTGACTTAGCTCTAGTGTACTTCATTGCGTAAGGGATAGAACCATCCCAAGTAGTTACCCTAGCTGCACCGTTCTGAAGAGTTCCTCGCATATCGAAACAATAGACAAGACCACGAGTAGGGAGAGCAAGCAAATAGAAAGCATCTTTATCACTGTATACAGCGTTGATTTCGTCCTCTGTTTCAAGTGAAATCTCAGCTACTAAGTCATCACGGACGTTAGCGCTAATGTCTCGCATAGGTGCCGACTTCTCTTGGATTGTACGCTGCATTGAACGCACGCCTGAGTCACTAAGGAAGATGATATCTGAGCCTGTGACTACAACGCTATCACGCGCCATACAGCCTACACCTGTCAGAGTATCAGCCAGTTTCAAATTGGTAGTGTCATCAGCATTAGCGTAGACAAGGATCTGACGGCGACCAAAGATATACAAGTAATGGTTATGGATAGCCATGCTGATTATCTCATCAGCCCCGTTAGGCCATACCTGAGCCACACTTAAAGAGCCAGCGCTACCTGTATTGAGCACATGCCCAGCTAATAGGTCGCTAAACTGGACTGTGTTCTTATCTGTTGTTGTATTAGCTGACCAAGTGCGACCGTATGCACTAATAACTATATTAGCATTCTGGACAGTTCCTACATAACCAGATACCTCAGAAATACGCTTGTATGTCGTTGTGGACACAGCTGGGTCAAAGACTAGGGGATCATGCCCTGATTGATACAGATATAGTTTACCGTTCAGAGCAGCCATCATCCAGTTAGAGGCTGTAATCGTAGGAGCTGTACCCCCACCACCATAGGTAAGCTTAGTGAGCGTAGAGCCTACCAGTTTGAACAGGAAGTTATTACCGCCTACGATAATGTAGCTAGTACCGTCATTGGTAATCAATTCACCCAAAGCATGTACGTTAGCTGATGCTAAGTCATTATTGACTGCGTGAGCTGCTGTCCAACCCTTACGAGCGCCAATACGACCAAACTTGTCGATAACGCAGTTATTAGCTACAGTCGCGTACCCATTGTCAAGACTCACTGAAGAGTCCTGAGTATTCAGGCCGTTAAACCCGGGAGCAGCGATAGAGGTTGTTAAGAGCTTTTCAGCCATGGTTACACTGGTGCCCAGTTAGTAGAGTCTTCATCACGAGTACCCTCCAGCGCCACAGCATCAGCCAAGGCAAGACGGTACAAAGAATAAGCTTCAGAAGCTTGTAAGCCCCCATCTTCACCACGTTCAGCAATAGCTTTAGAGTAAGCCAATAGTTGCACTAAGTGTGGAGGAACTTTAATTATATCACTACTATTAGAAAAGTCAAGCTGTGGGATAAAAAGCTCGAACCTCAAGTTATAAACTGCATCAGGCAAAGGCCATACTTCAACTTTAGTGTCCCCGTTACTGTCCACACCACGGTAGCAGTATCTAGTAGGAGCTGCTTGCTGAGTAGTACCAATGTAGTATTGTCTGTTAATCCAGTTAGGATCAGTAGCTATCATACCGATGTCTTGGGTGTCATTGATGACATCTTGGGTCTTAAAACGACTACCGATGCCTGTCAAAGAGTAAGCACGAGTGCCAGCTACAGTTGCTAAGGTGATAGTAGCATCTAAGGCGTTCCAGCCGTAAGCGTCCTCTACTTCCCTCTTAGCATCGTTAACGAAGACACCAATGAGAGAAGAATAAGGAGTGTCGCCCACAGATGTAACCTCAGTTTCACGTAAGCGAACTAAGATATTATTGACTAGTTGTAAGTATGTAGTTGCCATTTATTTTACAATCCTTGTTTCTTCTCAAGATCGAATGTGCAGATAATACCGAAAGCGCTACCTGCCTCAGTAGTCATGTGTACTTGGTCGCCTTCTTCTAAAACTACACCTGTACCGGGAGCGCTAAACTGGAAGTACATCTTAGAGGTGAAGTTATAATTCTCCAAGATTGCAACGTGTGTAGCTGCGCTTGTGTCGTACCAATCAATAGATAATGTCTTATTTGTACCTAGTGAGTTATGTGCGTAACACAGTGTCCATATTGCTGTGTAGCCAGTTGGAACTGTGTAGACTGTGGTTTCTACACCGGCAGCTAAGTTCTTACCTACTGATATAACTCTCATGATTACTTCTTCTTAGTTGGCTTCTTAGCCATACCTGCTTCAGACATAGAGATTGCAATTGCCTGCTTACGGTCTTTAACTACAGGGCCACCCTTGCCTGAGTGAAGAGTACCTGCTTTGTACTCGTGCATGACCTTGCCCATCTTTTCAGCTTTACCAGCCTTGGTTTTTGGTTTCATAGTTGCCATAATATTAGTAGCTGATTTTAGCTGTAATAGTGCCTGAGACATAAACTGTCACATTAACACGGATAAAAGGAGGGGGAGTAGCGATAGTAGCCAGACCGTCAGCTGTAAGTGCTGTTCCGATAGTAGACCAAGTTGTATTGTCAACGCTACCTTGGATGGTCGCAGTGGCTGAAGTGATACCTGACACCTGAACAAATGCAGGAAGGTTGCTGTCAGTACCGATTGATCGAGAAGCGCCTGTAGCTGTAACTGCGTTGAGAAGAGTTGCTGTTGTCATGATTATAGTCCTTTATTATTACGATTAAATACCTAGAAGTTTCTTGAAGAATTCAGCACCAACGCCCGGGCCAAGCAGCACAATAGCCATGACTGCGTACAACAAGTACTCAATCTTAGTCATTCGCTTATCACCCGCCTCAAGCGTTTCGTTAATCTTTTCGTAGCGCTGTGAACATACAGCCTCGTGAGTAGTCAATCGTGCCTCTGTTGCGTCAATAGTTTCCATACATTACTCTGGTTTAGTAGGCCAAACAATATCCCAAGGGAAAGTCTCTTGAGTTGTTACATCACGCAGTGCTTGGCGATAAGTGGCCCATGCTGCCTTGTCTACTGGAGCATCAGCCACTTGCGTCCAATCAGTCTCAGCCAGTTTCTTAGTACGCTCATCACGCACTGATGTGGCTTGCGCTGCGTCTTTGGTGGCCTTGTAAGCGGCTTCCTGTTCAGCAGCCGAGGATTCCTCGGTATCTGTAAAGACAGGGCCTAAGACATACTTGGTAAACCATTGACCGTTGATCTGCTCAACACCAGCGGCTTGAGAGTATTGGTAGCGATCACCACCAGTTGCTTGTGGGCCTTCAAAGATCACAGAAGCACCCAAAGACTCTAGGACTTCAGTTGTTGTTGTATCCCATGATGGGCCGCCATTGGCTTTGATGTGTGTACGGAACTCGCTCTCGTACATTACTTGTCCGTCATTTGTTCTGATTTGCATATAAGTCCTTACGCTATGGCTAAAAAGATGAAACTACCACCAGATGCGTTGATGGCTGCTGGAGCGGATGAGCTTATCTCAAAGCCAGCGGAGTATGGGTCAATGTAGTCTGTTGAGGTAACTTCAGCGGCAGAACTATTGAGCAACAAGTAAGGGTCATTTCCACTTACGATGCCTCTAGCTGTATCCCATACGTACCAATCACCTGTTGAGTCAGTGCGCTTAATGAGGACAAATCTAGCCCCCGCTGTGAAGCCACAGTCGATCTGAAGCGTAGTGCCCGTGCCTGTGTAGCTGCCTACTTTAGAAACACCAGCGCAGGTTGCGAATAAATACACAACCATGTCGTAACCGGGTCCTTCAAGTGGTTGTCCGCTACTCAATTGTGTTGAAGATACGTTTGCAAGGTTTACACCTAATCCGCTACCATTTGCAAGACCAGCCCACGCAACAGTACCGCTTAATCTTCCATATCCGTTATTTGCTGTACAAACGTACCAATTATCTGCAAGTCCTCTTGCCTTATAAATCACCATCTCAGGTGCAACGCCTAAGTTGTGATTTACTAAGGTTGAGGCTGTATTACAGCAAACCTCATCAAAGAATGATGGAGCGCGTAAGAAAGAATACTGTGCAGCTCCAGCTCCTGAGAAATAGTATCCTTGCTGGAATGTTGTATTCGTTGCGTTAAACAGCGTGTTTGTTCCAGCATAGTTTGCTTCTGCTGCTGTTGATTGAGTTACCAACCAAGGAGATGTTCCTGTGTTTGTTAATGGGAACCCACGCAGTCGGTCGTTTATTCCACGCTCATACACCCCAGTTCCTGCGGTAATAACCATGTCTGTTGCAAAACCAGTTGTTACGACAGAGTTAACAGAGACAGTACCAGTAGTAGGCTTAAACACCTTAGTCGCATCAGTAGGCACTTTCATCGGGCCACGGCGGATGGCTATGTAGATGATTGTTCCGTTTGCAGGGCCAGAACCGCTAACACACACAAAACCAGTTGCAGTAGGATAAACATTAGGGCCTCCTGCGGATGATTCTGCAAATGATTGATTTGGATATAATCTTTGTGAATCTGTGACACTTGCACCACGCATGTTATCTACAAGTTGCCAATTCCCACTTCCAGTTGATCTCCAAAGAATCCATTGAGGCTCATAACCAAGCGTTGCTGTCCAGTTTCCGCTTGAATCAGTAGAAGCAGACCCACAGCTAATCACATTGTCTGTGCCAGTTAAGCCAAAGCCTCCTGCGTCATGGGCGAATAGGTAGGCAACGTAAGTTTGACCAGAGCCATTGACACCGTTAGAAGTTCCAACGCTAAATTGTGTAGATGTTGGCGCAGTATCATTCCAATACCCTGTATACGTCCCCCATGAATCAGTAGTATTTAATAAACCATACCCATTACCTTGAGTGCGGTGATAAACAAACCAATCTTGACCAGCATTAGACGTACATTTAACAAGGATGCAGCCGGGCGTTGAACCAAGTGAGTGAGCAATGTTTTGTGTAGAGCCATTTCCCGTATAAGTCACAATATCAAAGAACTTAGGCTGCTTGCGGAATGTCCATGAAACTTGAGATACAGAAGAATCCCAACCACCACCACTAAGCCATGTAAACCCATTATTATTAAATTGCTGGTTGTAGGTTGCGTTATATGCTTGCGCTGCTGTTGTATTTGTTTGCAACACGTTCAAAGGGCCACGGGCGCTATCAAAAAGCTGACTGCCGTAGTTTTGATTTCTACCTTTTGTCCAATTAAGACCGCCAAATGTAGCAAGGTCAATACCATTGTTAATTACATTATTAGATGGAGATGTTCCGTTAAACAGATAAGTCGAGAAAATTTGCTCTATATATACAGGCACAACTGGCACACCACCACCAAAGGCATCGTAACTAGCAGCGCCGCTTGTAGCTTGTAATGGCATCTTATTAAGCCTTAAATTGTGTGTTGCTTGCCAAGACTGTGAAAGTCGCAGAGCCTGTCTTGATAATCAAGTAACGGTAGCTGTCGATGCCAGAAGCGTTACCAGCAGTAGGAGCGCCACCCAACCAACGAGTAGTCACGCCAGTGGTAGTGCCGTCAACCTGAACCACGTTGTTGTAATAAGCAGTAGCGCCTTGAGTTACCAAGAAAGCCACAGTCATGGATTGGCCTGTGGACATCAAAGTGTTAAGTGATGTGCCACTAGAACCACGGAAGTTGACCGTCCAGTTAGCACTTGCGTTGCTTGTGTAATACAAGACAGACTGCGTTGTAATGTCGTAGTTGATCGTTCCAGTAGCTGCCACAGCCGTTACCGTAGCAACTTCTGCTGCATCATTTAGGACAATGGCTTGGGTTGAGGATGTACCAGAGAAGGTCTGAGTACCCGTGAAGGTGTTAGCTACGCCAGTACCTGCTACACCTGTAAGAGTGTTGCTACCGTAGGCAATAGTCTTGTTTGTCAGTGTCTCAGCACCAGCAAGTGTAACGTAACCAGCACCTGAGACATAAGCTGCAACCCAAGCTGTACCAGTGTACAGTCTCATCTCCTGAGCTACACTGTTGTAATACAGCGACCCAGCCAATAGAGCATTACCATCATTGTCCAGAGTTGGATTAGCTGTCTTAGTGCCTAGGTAGCGATCATCGAAGTTATCGTAAGCAGCCAAGGTAGCATCTCTAGCTGCTTCAGCTGCTGTTTGAGCACTGGAGGCATTAGAGGCACTAGTAGCTGCATTAGAGGCACTTGTAGAGGCGTTAGAGGCGCTTGTAGAAGCATTGGAGGCACTGGTTGAGGCTGCACTGGCACTTGAAGCAGCTGCAGCAGCATTAGAAGCTCCTGTGCTGATTAAACCGTCTACGTAACCTTTGGTAGACACATCAGAAGAGCCGCTAGGAGCAGACATTCCAGTAATGGAGCCACCTGTAATTGCTACAGCATTGGCGTCTTGACCACCCAGAGTACCGACAACACGAACAACAGCGCCAGCTGCATTCTTAGTAAAGACCTTCTTGTCTGTTACGTTGACAGCTAACTCACCCTGTACCAAGTCACCCGTAGCAGGGATCGCAGAAGCTGTAGAGCTATTCTTTGTAATAATTGTAGATGCCATTGTGCTTTAACCTTTAAATAGACCGTAGGCTTGACCGATAGTGTCTTGAGAGATACCTAAGTTGGTCAGGTAGTTGTTAGCTGCTTGTCTGTTGGCCTCAGTGTCGTTAGCTGAGCTACCTAAGAACTGCTGATAAGCTTGAGCGATAGCTTGTGGGTTACTTGTAGCACCTAGAGTTTCATACAAGGGTTGAGCTTGTTGAGCCACCGGCGCTTGAGCCATAGGAGCAGCTTGAGCCACTGGAGTAGCCCCGCCCGTGAGCATACCACCGCCGCCTGCCGCTGGAGCCGTCTGAGTCATGCTTGACTTGTAGATAGGATACGCAGCTTCAATAGTGGCGTAAGGTACACCAATCTGCTGAAGATACTGGATCGCTGCTGCTTGGTTAGCTTGGTTGTCGCCTCCGTTAGCTGCTGCGTACGTCCCGTAGGCCTGAGCAATCTGTGCTGGAGTAGCATTAGCTGCTAATGTAGTAGGCGTGTTGCCTGTGGAGGCTGGAAGAGAAGAAAGGTACGAGCCATATCCACTTTGGATAGCTGAATCAGGAATACCGATACTACGTAGGTAGGTGATAGCTGTAGAACGGTTAGCTTCTGTGTTACCGCCGTTAGCTGCTGACCAATCAGCAAAGGCTTTAGCTACGTCTGTAGCATTGCTTGTAGGCGTGAGAGAAGCAACGGAAGGAAGCAATGGAGGAGGGGTTGGTGTCTTTACTTGAGGCTGGATGCCTAAGTTAGTCATGCTCGTAGGCGTAGTGTAACCAGTACCTGTAGTAGTTACGGTGGGGTTACCAGCAACGGCAGCATTGGGAGTGAATTTAGTCTCGTACCAGTTCTTCAAGTCAGTACTGATATTAGAAGCAGCCCCTTGAGGCATGTATCTACTTGCTTGGTTTTGAACAGCTGCGTAGTACTCAGGGGAGTAGTTAGCTGAGCCTGATGAGAAACCTGATCGGTCTTGTTGTGTCAAGAGGCCACCTCCGCCTGTGTTAGTAGGTATTGCTTTAGTTGCACCAACGATCCCTGCAAGAGAAATGCCTGCCTTAGCTAACGAAGCTAGTTGAGATGTAGTTAAACCTGTTGAAGCAGCTGTTGCAGCATCAGCAACTACAGGAGCTACAGCAGAAGAACCAGCTGGAATAACTACTTCAGTTGCAGGTAGGAGCGCAGCCCCTGCTTCAGTGCCAGCTGCTGTACCAGCTACAGCCTCTCCAGTGGGAGCAAGCCAAGCACCAATTTGAGGAGCAAAGTAGTAACCCCCTGCTCCCAATATAGCAGCTTCAATAGGATTCTCAAAAGACCACTGTCCTAGTTTAAGAGCAGGCTTTAAAGCTGTAACTAATGTATCAGTAGTAGCCTGTATAGGATTGCTAACAAAGTCACTGAACTTAGGCATATATTACACCTCGTCCGTTGAAGCTACTGTCTTCTTAGCTGTGGACTTCTTGCTCAATACTTCTTTGCTGGGGGGCGCTTCGTCGGCTTTGGCTTCTTCATTGGTTTGTTCTTGTACATATCCATCATGGCCTTTCATACCGTCAATATCGACTTGTGCTGTAAATGTAACTAGGTTGCCACTTGCGAGGCATCGGAAAGTAGCAATCATGGTGATTATCCTGTTAGTGGTCAAACCAAAGAGAACCCCTTGTGAGGATTCCCTTCAGATTAGCTACTATTAGGCAGGTACAGCCAAAGCAACAGCAGCGTAGTCACGCAACTCGCCAACGCCGTACAGGGTGTCAGCAGTAAACAGAGTACCGAGGTATTCTTGTTTGTACTGAGTCTGTGAACGGACGCCAACTTGCTCGACCAACACCATTGAGTCTTTGTGAGCCAACAAGCAGATACGGTCAGCACCGGAGTTACCAGCACCGAAGTCAGCGTTAGAGGTCACGAACACAGCAGTGCCGTACAAGTTACCAACTTCACCGTTACGGATTGTGTTAGCAGAACCGGACTCACCAACGAAGGCTTGCTCAGTGTAGCGGTTCAAACCCATCAGCGTGTTACGGCTTGAAGGAGGGATGATGAAGAAACGACCGTCCATAGGAACATCGTTGTCATCCAAGCGTTGCATAGTGCGACGGATAGCGGCATCAGTCAAAGCAGCAGCGTTAGAGGTAGTGCTGTTATAAGCAGTAGTACCGTTAGAGCCGATAAAGGCCTTAGTAGCTGTGTTTGATGTAGCGTAGTCATCAGTACCAGAAGTAGCGCCGTTAGCCAAACGACCCAAACGGATAACGTCTGTGTCAACTTGACGAGCCAAAGCGTAACCAGCGTCACCAGTGTAGAACTGACGCAGGCTAGACAAAGCTTGTGCTTCGACGATATCTTCGATCAAGCGACTATACTCATAATGCTTGTTGATAGAGATAACAATGTCTGTCTCAGTAGCTGCGATCAATGTTACTTGAGTCGATGCTGACTTAACAGATGCGTTACCACGTGTAGGCACTGGAATGTGAACTGTGTCACCCTTCTTGCCCTTGAAGCTCATTTTCTTAACGAGGTTAGCAGCGACAAGGCTCTTCTTGTAAGTTGCAACGATTTCATCGCTCCAAATTTCTGGAATAAACTTATCTGCTGTGGTGGTCGTTACGTGTGCGGTTCCTAAACCCATGATTAAATCTCCTTAAGATTTATAAAATACAAATTAAAAAACAATGTTAACGGACACGCCCTGAAGCATAAGCAGCCATAATTTCAGGTTGCAACGCCTCATAGCGCTCAGGGTCAGAAGTCATGAGTCTCATGATATCTGTACGGCGATAGACCTTTTGACTACTCTCTCCAGTGCCTCCAACGTCCACTGAGGCAGCTCGTAGATTCTTATTAAGAGCCTTTTGACCTGCTTCCTGCGATTGTTGGGCCTTGACACTTCTAATCTGCTTAAAAGTGCTAAGGAGTTCATCAGCGGAGTTAAAATCGTATGTGCTGTCTGCCAAAGCAAACATGTTCAAACGAATAGGAGAAGATTTTACCCACTCCTGAAACTCACCATCACGTACTACATCAGCAAAGTCAGGGTGTTTAGCAGCCAATTGTTGTTGTGTCTGCATTGCTCTGAATTGCATTGATGTCGCTTTAGCAGCTTGTACATCAGGGTGACTCTCTACTGCGCGTTGAATCGCCTTTTGAGGGTCTTCAAAAAAGTCAACTTCTTCTTCTTGTTGTTGTGCTTTAGCTTGAGGAAGCTGTGTCTGTTGAGCAAGGTTGCTCTTAATTAGCTGGTCAGCGAGTTTGCGTACTTCACCTACTTCTTGTGCCTGTCGCCCAATTAGCTTTTCAGCCTCTTGGTGCATAGTAACAATATCCTCTAGTGTTTTCCCCTGATATTTAGAGGGTACTTTTGGAGTATCTTCAGTCTGTGAACTACTTAGTGAATCCTGCTTTGCAGCCTGATTACTTTCCTCAATGTCCAACTCACTTGGAGTCTCGTCGTCAAAACTATCAACTAATGCCATACTTACCTCTATTCCTGCCGTTAAACGGTTCTAGGAGTACTTAATAATAGATTCGGCCTGTGTTAGGCTTATGAACCCTGCTTTTGTTCGCTACGTAGCTTTTCAGCCCGTTTGCGTACCCATGCGTCACTAGCTGTGGGATAATCGCCACTACACCCATCTAGCTTCATCATAGGCATTGACATAATACGTTTGGCCTCTAGACCACAGGTGTCACAAGTGACAGTCTGAGTTCCTTCTTCCACGTACTTGTCAGTGATATGAGACTGTTCACACTTGAATTCGTAGATTCTGCGAGACATATTTATTGCTCCTCAGAATTCAAATCTTCGTATGCTTGCTCATACAGGCCTTTCAGCCCTAAAATCCAATTCAAGTTGTCCACTTGGCCTTGACGAAAGTACAGTTGTTGTGCGTCAGTTACCGAAGTGATATCACTAAAACTGTCTTTAATCTTCTTAACGTCTTCCATAAGCGTCTTCCACCCCGGCGTAGCCATCATGGAAAAGGCATCTTCGTAATAAGTTTGTAGCTCGTGTGTGAGTTCTTTGTCCAAGAGGAGAACCTATAAGTAGTAATAATAGGCTCTTAATGTACACTATTTTTTATCGTTTGTCAAGTGTTTTGTTACCTTTTTGTGCAAATAATTGCATTTTTTAGTACTTATGCTGTCAAACCTATGATGAGCTTAGCGCTATCAGCTGTAGTTTTTACTGTTTCGCCCATGCTGTTGGCAGTAGTTACAGCTGTTTTGGCTGTATCCCAAGTAGCTAGGGCAATGGCTTTCTTGTCTGGCTCACTGATAGTTGCTGTTTGCTGTGTCCAAGGAGCAGTTTGAAGCACAATACCTGAAGCATTCCTTTTTGTTGGTGTATACGCTGGATTAAGAGCATAGACGGAAGGGGCTACTTGGAAGTACAAAGGAATTAAAATACCTAACTCGTTTGTAGTAGTTATTGCCTCATTTACTTTAGCGTAAAATACAGGGGATGTAATATAGATACCGCCTTGTCTAATAGTAAAACCTTCAGTACTTCCAGCAAAGATTGAAACCTGCGCTGGTAATGCGCCGTATACAACTGTGTAGTAGTGCAGTCCATTCAAGACTTCTGCAGGAGAATAGCTACGTAAGTCTGCACCTACTGACACTGCAAGCTCTTGACCAACAAGACCTGTGGTTATCTGTGTTGCAATATAATTTCTACTAGTAGTACCCAGCGTTGTATCTACGTTAGTCTCTGGAATTAACGATGTAGTGAATGTGTTAAAGTCTGAAGCTACGGGGTAATACAACTTTCGCTGGTATCCGTAAGCTACAGCGTATACAGCAAATGTATCTCCTGCTGAAACCTCTACAGTTCTAGCAGTATTTTGTACTACCCAACCCAAGTCTACACCGCCGTTTTTAGTAACATAAGTAGACAAAGCAAGGTTATCAGGTGTTCTAAAGGTGGCTATACCCACAACACGTACTCTAGCACCAGCAGTAAAGAACGGCGAAGTACCAGCCTTAATCACTTTAACATCTGCTGTTCCGCTGTTACTAATTGTGCCAGTAATAGTACTGTTAGTAATGGTTGCAGTATATTCATAAGGATCACTATTGTTGTAAGTCAAGTTACCTGTGATAGTCATACCAGATAAATCACTTGGGACAAGCTGAATCACATTAGCTGTAATAGCTGTATTACCAAAGCTATATGGTATCGTGACAGGGCCTGAGCTAAACAATGCGCCTGTAATTGTCACCCCCGGACTTAGCCTGTCGCCACACCAGATCGATAGCGACGAACCATTAAAAACAAACACATCACCTGTATCATTTAACTCTACGGGGTAGTCGCCAGCAGATGCGTTCGTACCTGCCTTAGTAATAATCCTTGCGTAAGATATACCTGCGTTAGTTGTCTCGTAGTAAGCTGCATAGTCATACAGCGTATCCATATTAGGAAGAAACTCATAAGCTGCTACTGTGGCCTTAGTTGCCTGAGTAATAAACGAGTCAGCTACCAAAGTAACTGTTGTTGTCGTACTCGCAGCAGCTGGTGAGTGAGTCCCAGATTGGGATATAAACCCGTACCTAGCTACTTTCCAAGTCCAAGTGCCAGTTTGACCTGTGGTGTCTAGGGTGTAGCTAGTCCCGCTAGAAGCAACATACGCAACTTGCGTACCTGTGCCATTAGCTACATACACCTGTGATCCAGCAGTTAAACCATTAATGTTTAACGAAGTAACAATACGCTTAGTGACATTGGCCCCTGTAGTTCCAATCGTACTGTTGTTTGTATTGATAGTTACTGCGCCTGTTCCTGAGTTACTTACTGTCCCTGAAATACTACAGTTAGTTAATGTAATCGTAATAGGTGTATTGGTATTGTAAGTTAAGTTACCGCCGATAATTACACCAGTTAGGTTTGTAGGCGTTGCTTGAGATACGTTAGCTACAACTGTGTTGTTAGAGAACACTGCACCATTAGCAAGGGTCACTGCACCTGTTGTAGTTAAACTTCCTGTAAAGGTAGATGCCTTAGCTGTGATTGTCGAGCCAGCAAAAACAAAAGGAGTAGCTGCTGTAGCGTCAATAATAACGTTGTAAGAACCAGCATCAATTACGTTAAATGAACGGGTGACGTATGGCGCTGTTTGCCCAGCAAAGTTTGTGTAGAGGTAGTACTTGGCGTAGTCATACATATCTTGCGCTGTGTTAAGAGCAGTGTATGCAGCCACTGTAGCCATTGTGGTTTGGGTGATGGAGGTGTCTGTTAACAAAACAAAGCCTTGGTTTCTTGCAGTAGCGCCACCATAAACACCGTTAACTAGGGGGTATAGATTACTCAGCGAGTTAGACAGAACATAGTTATAGGCACAAGAATAAATGTTAAGGTTTTGCGAAGTAGCTGAATCGTTACCTCGATAATCTCTTACAAAAGTTGATGCTGTATCTTGCCAATAAATTGCGCTGATTATGTTTAAAGTAGGTGCAATACCACTTGCGGCTGTTGTTGCCGTGTAGGTTAGGTTGCCAGTTGTAGCAATTTCATAGCCTAATCCTGCGCCATAATTAGTTGGAGCACGAGAACCGTTGTTAGAATCTCTCGCCCAAAACTTTACATCTTGAATTGCACCTGCTGAACCTGTTGCAGAAAGTGAAAGCTGGTTAACAAAGAGAACCTGTGAGCCAGTAGTACTTGCTAAATTTCCAGTTGGCACTAAAAGAGTATCTGAATAATTTACTAATTGAAAATATTTAAGGCTTGTTGCCGCTGTGCGGATAGATGCACTAGCACTTCCTAAACTTTGCAACCCAACATATTGAGCGTTATTAATTGCGTTGCTTGTGTTGATGTTAATTGCATTTGGCCCAGCAATAGCCGCATAGTTATTAATTGTTAAAGCGTTATTAGCTACTCGCAAAGAAATACCAACGCTGGTGTAATTGTTTATTGTTAAGTTTGATGACGGATTAAAAACATAAAACAGAATGTTATTAGCACCTGCTTGGCTGTTTAACAAAGCACCATATTGAAGTGTTGTTGTTCCTTCAAAACTACAAGTTAAAACTGAAGTGCCTAAAAGGTTAGCAAACTCAATGTTGCCTTCAAAAACTGAAGTAGAGCCTAGAACAGTTCCGATTAAACTTCCAGTTGTAGCAGAAAAAGAAGGAACTACTCCGTCAAAAATTATTGAGTAATTTGGCGAACGATATGTGTATCCACCAGAAGTCTGAACAACTGAATTGTTAAAAGAGCCTGTTGCGCCAATAGTTAGGGTTGGAGGGGTTACAGCAGTTGTAACTAAGTTGGCTGGGTTGAGAAACCTAAGCCTGTTAGTCAGCCTGTTAATTGTTAAACTACCGTTAATAACAAGGGTTGCACTAGTAATTGTCCAAAGGTTTACGCTAGTTGTAACCCCCGGCACACCTGTAAGCGTTGACAAGCTAGTATCTGTACCAGTCTGAGTAATAACAGGGATGTTTGCTGATCTAGTGTAAGCAGAAGAAGTTACAGCAGTTGTAAATGGTCGGTCAATAGTGATGCTTGTGGTGCTAACAACAGTTGCGATTACACCCCATTGAGAGCCTACAACAAGGATTGAGCCTACGTTAGCTGCTACAAATGCTGTACTGACACCTGTAACTACTGTGCTACCAGCTGCAATGGTAATTGTTCCTGCTCCCGCAGTTGTTCCTAATGCAAATGCCATTTATTTAATACCTTTTAACTGTAACTAATGGAAGACAGCGTTCCAGAAGTGTAGTTTAAATTCTTATTCAAAGAAATCCCTGAAGGGGTTGTCCCTGAAAGCGTGATAGTTGTAAGTATACCAGAAGAATACGTAAATGTCTTAGTTATTCCGTTAGCGTACACAATACTAGTTAAAATACCGCTTGTGTAGTTAAGGGTGGCTGAAGAAGCTGACAAGTTCTTACTTACAGTCTCAAAAGACTTCCCAACAACCGCAGCTATCAATTCCGCAGTGTCTTGGGTCTGCTTTAAGACTGTGAAAGAGTTTGAGCCTTTGTCGCTGCCGTTAAGCAGGTCAAGCTGGCCTACATCGATCTCTTTACCGTTAGAAAGGACAAGGATCAGGCTATTATCAGCTGCAAAATAGGCATCTTTGATGGAAACACCTGTTTTACCGTCTTTACCGTCTACCCCGTCCTTGCCGTCCTTACCATCTTTGCCGTTATACCCTGCTGAACCAGCTAAACCACGCTCTCCCTTGTCGCCTTTATCCCCTTTTTCGCCTTTAACGCCCTGTTCCCCATCTTTTCCTTGGAGAACAACAGTCGAAGACAGCTCATCTACCCTCTTTTTTAGAGAAGTTACAGCCTGAGCTAGGATTAAAGCCTTATCCATTCATAACGCCTGTAAAAGCTTGGTCAGCTGCCTTCTTATTGTCCATCTGCATCATTGCAATCTTCTCGTTGGACTCAATATCCTTCTCTTTCAAGGCCAAATCAGCTAGTTTCAATCGGCGCTCGAAGTCTTTACCCTCATTATCCTCATTGAGGTTGGTAGAAACAGCTGCGATGTACTTAGCTTCAGCAAGTTTAGGTGCAACTTCAGCCTCAATTTGAGCCTTTTGAGCCTCTGCTTGAGTTTTCTGTACCTGAGCCTGTTTAGCAGCCATATCGAGCTGCTGGGCCTGTTGCTGGGCTTGCTGAGCCTCTGGATTAGGCTGAGACATCTTATCCAACTCAGCAATCATCTCGTGACGGTTGCTCAGAGAGCTATTGCCTAGGATACCCTTCAAGATAATAGGCAAAACAGGGGTATCTGGGCCTAGAGTCTGCAACAGAGCGATAAACTGCTGCTGCTCGTACTCACGGGCGATGATACCCAAGGTAGCTGTGGGTACAAAGTTCATGTCAACTGAGGGATAGCGCTCAGGATCGAACTGCATGTAACGGAAAGCAGCCTTCTGGATGAATGGGATCAGGAAGTCCTCTTGGAAGTTAGACAAGGTGCGCTTGTACTTCTTGATGATGCCAGCCATGACCATAGACATGCCGTTTCCGCCAGCATCCCGTGGGGATTGGGATGGTTGACCAGCTGAGTCGATAGTGCCTGTAGCTTGGAGGAGCATACGCTCGAAGTTCTGGGCTGAAGTAGCGGCTGAACCATCTGTAGAACCGAACTTGAAAGGGTACAGGATCTCGCTAGGAGCGCCGTTAGTCAGAATGGCCTTACCGGGCTTAACTTCGAATTTAGCGCCTCTAGGGAGCCTTGTAGCGTCCATAGCGATCATAGGAGCTGTTGTGAGGGCTAGAGAGTCCATGTGAGCACGCAACTGACCATCAATTGCCTTCTGCATGTTGTAGGCCTTCTCTACAGTGCCACGACCATGAAAGCGTCCGGGAACAGTATCATCCTGATAAGCCATCACAGGACGATCCTTCATCATGTATGGGTTAGGCTCTGCCTTGAGAAGCAAGGAATCGTTAGCGATAACGATGATAGCCTCTACTAGGTTACAGTACTCGTCTGCCTCTGAGCCTTCAGGGAACAGCTCTTCGTACTCATTCTCGTCCACACCGTCCAAGTACTCTTTAGGAACCAAGCCGTAGTAAGTCATCAATTTGACTTTGTTGTCTTGGAAGTTCTTTAGTTCTTGGGTGGCCTCTAAGGAGTCATCCTCGTAGGAGGAGCCAATGTCAACCTTCTTGTAGACACCTCGCTCGATACCCTCAACGATCTTGTGGATAGATACGTACTTCTCAATGGCTACGCCTAGGGCATCCTCAATTGAGTCAGCGTTAGGGTCGATAAGGAAGTTCTTAGGGTTAACTGGCTTGAGTTTGACTGATACACGATCCTTCTCTTCCACGCCGATAGCAGCTTGGCCTGAAATGCCGGGGATTGGCTGAGTAGCTGGTACGTACTCTTTCTCCATCTTGACGATGAGTTCACCGATACCTGTACCGTAGATCTCAGCCATCAGCTCGATCTGGTCGATAGCCTTACGGATCTTGTCCTTGTTGAAGTCCTCATTGAGCTGGCCTTTGATCATAGCTACGTCTAGGGGGCTACCGTTAACGTCCTTGATGTCATCTTTGATATCGAAGTACTCACCCTGACCGAAGATAGCTTCCATGATCTCAGCGTGGCGAGTCTCAACTGCTTGCTGAGTTGCAGGGGAAATGATTCGAGATCTTTCCGACTCACGGGTCTTATCTTCCATAGCCCACTGACCACGGAAGATACGCTCGTACTCTTCCCAAGCATCCATGAAGTTAGCATCGCGGTAATCACGCCAACGATCACAGTGATCAGTTACAAAGGCTACTAGCTCCTTGTCAGCTTCTGTAGGCTCGTCCCACTCAGGTGCGTTATTCATATCTTCCATTTAGTTCCCTTATAGGCTTAGTAGCCAGCTATAACATCCATTACTTCGTAATCATCATCTTCGTAGTCAGTATTGTACGAAGTGACAGCCAATTGGTCAATGTAGGACAATGAGTCCATCAAGTCATCATGCACCCCTGTAGTAGGGAACATCATGTACTGATCCTCGAAGTCTTTCCACTTCTTATCTTTATTTAGAGAGATACGACCATGCTCAAACCTACCCTGTAAAGCCCAGACAACCCTGTCAGTCTTCTTTTTGTTGCCGTGTGTCAAGTCAGAGATATGACAGTAAACGTTGTTTTTACGCATCAAGTCTTCTAGGTACGGAGCTACTGCATTCTTCAACGCCCCTCTCTCGATACCCACAGCGATAGGCTGGTGTTCCTTCACAGCAAGGAGAATCTTGGAGGCAGTCTCCCTGATGTCCCACCTACCATGGATGATGTCCTTAACCCACCAGTTACCGTCCTCTGAGACTTTAACTATTGAGATAGCTGATTCATCTAGGCGCTTCTTAGCTGCCCCTGCACTCTTAGCTACATCCTCAAATCCAGCTAAGTCGATAGCTATCACGTAGTCACCGTACTGAGGCTCAGCCCTATACTTCAACCATTCCTCTTTGAATAGGTCAGCACCAGCTGAGTCAAAGGAAGACAGGTATTCCTGCTTGAAGGCAAAGGAGCTTAGAGTCCTCTCAGCTGCATCGATCTCCTTAGGATCGATAGTCTCGTTGTCCCTAGTCGTGTAGTGCCATGACTGCCACTCTTCGTCAGTACCTTCCTGACCTAGGTTAAAGACATCGAAGAACCAGTTACGTCCGCTAGGTGTGGAGATGAACAGCGCTCTACCCTTCTTGTCTGACAGGGAAGCTCGGATGATCTTCTGCCACGTGTCTTCCTTAATAAAGGCACACTCGTCTAAGACGACATAGGTGAGTGAAACACCACGTAGAGAGTCAGGATTATCAGCACCTCGAACAAGTA